GTTTAGTATATCACCTTCTTCTAATATTAAAATATTATTAAAGGTTAGCATATCAGCACTATCACTAGCATTTACTACGTTTGTGCTAAACTCAAAGTCAGTGCTAGCAGAACTGTCTCTAACTTTAGTCGTAACAGTCAAAGCAGATCCATGAGTATTAAATAACCTTATAGTTTTAATAATAGATGTAGTAGCTGTTGGAGAGGTATACATACTTACATCTGACCCAGCTGAACTAATTGTTGCTTGTATGTTTTTATAAACATTTGCCATTACGATAAAAAGAAATTAAATCTTTGTTGCTCCTCTTTTTCTGTTTCTAAGAACGTTGAATTAAGTTGTTCTACAACTGTAGTCAAAGCTCTGTTGATTTGTTTTTGGTTAGAGATATCATACTCTGGTTTTGGTTCTGGTAATCTTACTACTATCTTTGCCATTACTTTTTCTCCTCTGCTTTCTTTTGTTCTAATTCTTCTAATCTTTCTTGTTCTTTAGGACTAAGAGGTCCAAAAGTATCTGCGTTCTTTTGTTTAGTTTTTAAAACTCCTAATTCTGTTTCCTCTCTTCTGTTTAAATTTAAAGCAAGATCAGGATTTCTAAATTGATTTAACAATCCTTTTGCAGTTATACCTAATTGTAACGCAGCATAAGCTTTAGGGTTTTTTGTAGCTAGTTGATATAGAGCAGCATTTATTCCTATATTTTTTAAAGATGGACCACGACGAGTATTCACAAGATTATCTGTTCCACTAAAAGTTACTCCTGGTGGCACACCTAAAGCTTGCATCATTCTAATATTGTCAACCTCTTGATCTTCTCCAGTAACAACTGTAGGTCCTCTAGTTAGTGCTACTTCATCAACTATATTTGAACTATCATCCCCTCCACTAAAACTATCCACTTGACTTTGAGATGCAGTGGCTCCAGAAATATCGCCGTATTCAACAAAGCTTGGAATACCTGCAAGAGTCATGATACCAGAGCCACCAGCATCTCTTAACATCTGTGCTTCTCTTTCGTTTATAAAAGCAAGAAACTCACCCTCAGGTGCCATTGATTGTATTAGTCTTCTTGCTTCTCTTGTATCTCTAATTGACATTATCTTCTACCGTCCAGTTGTAAGTCTAGTGTTAGTGTGCCAAATCTCCACGATTGGCTAGCACCATCATTTTCTATTTTAATATTTGCGTATCGTCCTCTTGTTCTAGTATCAACTTTGTTTGTTGATGATGTAATCGTAAAAGGACTTAACGTGGTTGCAGTGTCGGTTTGTTGTGGAAACCTTTTTACTGACATAGTTATCTTAGCATTACCTACAAGATTTTTAAAGTCTGGTAGTATTCTACGCATGAATAAAAAGAACTGGCCTGATGTGCCCTCTAAATCTAAGTCAAAATCAAACGATGTTATAGTTGATGGCACTACTGTGGTTGTTCCATCAGGATTAATTTGATCTGTGCCTATCTCGTGTTCAAATAATGTGGTTTGTCCTAATCCAGACACACCAACTATTGTAGGAAATGTGCCCTCTGCAGTAGAGTCAAACTTAGTTCCAAAAGGTTTTGGATATATAGTTCCGTCTATCCAACTTGTTCTAGCTTCCGTTCCTATGTACCAAATAGGTAATTGTCTACTTTCACCATAATTATATATTACATACTGATTATTATATGTTGATGAAGTAGTAGGGTAGTACCAAGTTACCTCACCAAATAAATTATTTAGTCCAGCATTTACTTGTTGACCTTTTGTAATATCTAATTGATCAAATACATAATCTTCAACAGAACAAGGTAATGTTTTAACTGTACCATCATATAAAAAGAAACCATTGGGACTCATCCAGTAAGCAACACCATCTACCTCAACTGCAGCATTCTTACCTATAAGTCCACAGTTTGTACCTACCTGTTCAAAACCAAATGTAAAAGGTGCTCCTATAAATTTCATGGTGTACAAAGCGTTATCAGTCCAAATCAAAATAGTCTCTTTGGCTTTTAATGATCCGATAATTCTACTACCATCTTGTAGTCTTTGTGTGCCTGCAGCATTTGTTACAGAAGGAGCATATGTGTTTATATCCTCTTGATCAGAAAATCTTATAAACATGTCGTCTTGTGTTGTAGGATCACCTATTGTTGTTTCTGTCCCAAGATGAATTAAGTGTCTTGTTGTTGGTGATATCAAACTAGCTCTTGTTGCAGTTGGATTATTTCCTGTTGCAAAACCAGAAGTAGTTGTTGCAGCTCTTGTTGTTAAAGGCAGTGTGCCTCCTGCATCCCAAGTAAATGTTTTACCATTAGCAATAGTTGCCACTAATACTTGTCCAAAATTATCTAGTGACCAAAGTCCTGGCTCTAGTTGCACCGTCGATGCAACTGTAGCTTCACCCCAATCAGAAAAGTTTGTAGCGTCTGTTACAGCTGTACCATCTGAGTGAGCAGCTTTGCTTGTTCCATTTACCTCTCTTACAATAGATTGTAAATTAGCGCCTGCAATAGATGCATAAGATATTAATTCTTCCTCTACTAAAATTCTACCTGCAGAGCTAAAGTTTGTTGTTGAGGCTAGTGTAATATTTGTTCCAGATCCACCCGTTCCATTTGTATCATTTAACAATGCACCATTTAAAGTTGATGTTGCAGCGCCAGCAACAGATCCTTGCCATTCTGATATACCCCAACCATAACCATAAGATTGTGCAGCTGGACCTATTCTAACATAAGGTGCAATATCTATACTGCCACCAGGACCAGCATTTGCTGGCGTGCCTGACGTTGTTACCGTTACTTGAAATTGTGTTGCATTTAAAACATTTGTAACTTGAAATTTTTTACCATCAAAGTCAGAAGTAGAATAACCACTACTACCTGGTAGTGTCGTATCATCTAGAAAAACAATATCACCAGGTTCTAAACCATGAGCGGTGCTACTTGTAATTGTTACTAAACTTGATCCTGAAAATGTTTGTATGGTTGCATTTGTTATTTGAGTGTCTAATGGTGTAATATCATAAAGCTGACCTTCAAAATATAAAAGTAAAAGTTTATCTGTTCCGATGGCCACGTATCGGTTTCCATCAAGATCTACAAATGGAAACATTTTTCTAGCCACACCCACAATCGTATCCGTAACTAAAGAAGACCAACCACCTACTTTCTCTGGTAGTTGATATCTAAACCTAACGTTATTGCAATCAACCCAACGTCCTTCTGCGCCAACAGTTGTGTTTTGTTTGTCTATTCCAGGTGCAAAGTTAACTCGTGTAAGAGGCATAATTCATCCTCCTATGCTGTGTTTGTCTTATACGCCCAGCCACGAGTTGAATCAACATACACTAAAGTTATGGCTTGACCATTTGTTGACAAAATTAAGTTAGCGCCAGATCCATTTATGTTGTGACCGTTTCTAGCAATCGTTAAATTATTAGATTGAAAAGTTCCTCGAGCATCTACTATTGTTAATTCATCTCCGGTTGCAGCTGATGTAGGCAATGTAATTGAAATACCTGCAGTTGTAGTGTTTGTTAAAAGTTGATCACCAGCAACAGCTGTATAAGAAGTTACAGAAGCTGAGTTTATAGTTCCATAACCTTTAGATAATAATCCTAATTTCATATTCGTGCCATCTGATACAACTGCAACAGACGCACCTATTGGTATAGGGACACTAGTTCCACTAGCTGTAGCAACAGATAAAGAATAGAGTGAAGACGAAGCTCCTCTAGTTGTAGAGTCTTTTACTATAATAGATCTCTCTGCACCGCTAGGCATTGTTAAAGTTCTATTAGCAGTTAAGGTCCCTGTTAATTCATAAAAAGCATTTTTACCGTCCGAAGTAGCACCATTAGTTAAGGTAAGTGTAACGTCCCCAGAGGCCATGGATTGACTTAAATATCCTGTAGCTGATTGTTCTAATATTTGTAAATTTGTATTTGTTATTGTGCCCCATAGACCAGCTTTTTCACCGGTTGCTATAAGTTCTAATTTTGTATCTGTAGAAAAACTTGATGCCATATTAATAAGGTTCTATTGGTGTCCAGACCATTGTTGCGCCTGGCACTATTCCACTCCATGTTATAGCTGTAGCGTCCTTTGTATCTAGTGTTAAACCACTACCAGTAACGTCTACATTTGCTGCTGCAGTCACTGTAACAGTACCCGTGGCCATAGTCAATGCGTTTCCAGAGACCGACATATTGGCATCTGCTGAAACTGTGACTGTTCCGGTAGCCAAGGTTAGTGGGCTACCTGTAGGGCTTAAATTAGCTTGTCCAGTTATAGATAAAGTACCAAAACCAAGTGTTAATGGGTTTGCTGTAGCATCCTCTGTAACAGCAGAGGCTACAATGCCGACACTACCTATCGTCATTGTTAACGATGTCTTAGTAACCGTAATAGTTACATTTCTATCCTCACCTGCTGTTGCAAACGGAAACTCTGAAAATGCACTTAATCCTAACATAATTTATCCTTAAACAGGAGAGAGTGTGGTGTTATGGTGGTGACACTCTCTCCAGTCTAAGGATATATCACTTTTTAAACCATGAGGGTAGCCCTAAATGTGGTCTTCCATCAAAGATATTTGAAGTCTTATATTCAGAGTTTTCATCGTTATAGTGTAGAAATACTTGAGCACAATTTTCACCTTGAAACTCTTCTCTCCAATGCTCTAATTCAATACCTCTATAAACCAACATATCACCAGGTTTTAGATTTACTCTAACACCTTTATTATTACTTCTTGTAGTTATACCCTTTTTACCACCTAGGTGCTCTGGCTTACCTACATTTTTTCTAGGTTCTAAATATATAGGCCAAGGATCTCCACCTAAATTTATCGTGGTAGATATCTCACAACTTGGTCTATCTTTATGTCTATCTAATATATCACCTGTTTTATATATTCTAGCATAAGAATAAGTTGGATTTAATTTTAACCCTGTTTTCTTTTCCATAATTGGTTGTGTTCTAAGCAATAAAGTTTCCATGGCTATATCTGCATAATGAGAATATGTGTTTGGAACTTGTTGGTCTGCCCACGTTCCCCACTCTTCCGTAAATTCTGATATATATCTTTTATCAAACAAAGTTCTTGCAACTTGTCTTTTCATTAAAAAATAATTATAAACAAAATTAGCTATGTCTTTTGGGACTGCCTCTTTAATTACACAATATTTATTTTTTTTGAAGCTCATTTTTCATACTCCTCTCTTTTGATATAGATGTTTCTACTGCTTTTATATTGAAGTGCACAAACCTAAAAGGTTCTAATGCAGGATCAACTGTAAACTGATGTGGTAAATACCCAGGAAATATCATCATAGTTCCTGGTTTAGGATGATAATTTATAAGACCCTGACCCATGGTTATTTTACTTCCATCTTTTAAAGGCAGCCTTGTCATTTCTGTTCCTTGTCTAGGATCATGAAAAACAGGATAAGATGTTTTCTCACTGCATTTTAAAAAATAGAATCCAGACACATGTTGGTTCCAATGAACGTGGGTATCATGATGTCCTCCACCTTTTTCACTGAACTCTTGCACCCAAAATTCTGTAAAATGTAAACTGTGGTGTTGCATATTATAACCACACCAATCTAAAAATTCATAAGATCTTTGACCTATAAACTGAACTAAATCACTCACTTCAGGATCATTAGAAAAACTTTCACTGTGATAAGATAAACCAAAAGATCCAATCTTCTTTTTCCATTTAGGATCATTTTTTGTTTTATCTTTCAATATTTTTTTTGCTTTCTTTATATGTTTATCCGTCGCTTTTATTGTTTTATCTAAAAACATGGGTGCCTGTGCGATCCATATTGGTGATGAGAAATGAAATGCAGATTTAAAATCTACATGTCCTGTCGTTTTATTACTACTTCCGCCTTGTTTCATATTATTTAAATGGATAGCCTAAGTTCCATATGACTAAGCTATGCCTTGTTCCTTTTGTTACTGGTTTGACTCGATGCCATACAAAAGATGGAAATACAACCAACGAGCCTTTTGGTAATATTTCTCCACAAATGTGAGTGTTTGGTTTTTTGTCGGGATCTAAATTTCTTAAGTCAAATTCCAACTCACCACCTTCATATTCTTTTGGATCTGTTAAACTCACGGTAACAGATAATTTTCTAATTTTACCTTTTGTTGGTCCTTCGTGAGGATAAGGTTTATCCCAACTATCACAGTGCCAATCATAGTATTGGCCCTTTCTATATATTGTAAACTGACAATTTTCTGCCCAATCCCATTCATAGTTCCAACCTGCGTTTTTATTTGCCATGTGAACATAAGGATGTATTTCTTTATATATCCATTGGTCGCTCATCCAAATTATATTAGAGTCTCTTTTTTTCTGTAAATCTTTTATTTCTTCTTTTGTCAAAGGCTGTTTATTTAAGTCTCTATCCCTACCGTAACCACCTGTAATAGCCATGTGTTCTTTTTGTTTTTCTGATTTTCCATACTTTACTATTAAGTCACATATTCTCTCAGGAATAGCAGATTGAAAATACCAATAATAATTAGTTAAATTCATATGTAGTTAAAGTTGATTACAACCCTCCTTTTTTCATCTGTGCACGTAGATCCTGTGTGTGATAAATTAGAATTAAACTCTACGTATTTATTTTTCTCGCTTTTTATTTTTTTACCATTTTTAAATTTTGTATATCCATCACAAGTATTTAAATAAAATATTCCTGTTGTAATGTTAGGATAATCAGTGTGAAAACCATGTTCTATTATTTTTTCAGTTTTTGTTAAAAGATTAGCTTTTATTCTTTTTATTTTTTTATATTTTATTTTATCTAGTATAGGTTTTAATATATCCATCGTTACAGAAGTACAGTTTTTTTTACCATCTAATATAAAACTAAAAGTAAATTGGTGAAATCCATCGTTTCCGTCAACTATCATATCATTAAAATACCAAGGGAACCTATCACCCATTATGGCTTTTTCAACACTATCAAACTCATCTTTAGTTAAAAAATTTTTAGAGATAATCATAAGTTGATGTTAGTATTATATTAAGTTTACTTGATTTATTAGCTGTGAAAAAATATCTTTGTGTGGACGGAAAAATATAATATTTATTATTTTTTAAGGGTATGTACCAAGTTCTTCCAGCTCTTCTATTATCATTATATTCTATAACAAGATCACAATCACCATTAACGTCTACACCATAAACACAAGTGTAGTCTGGAGCATTTCTTAAGTCTATAGGATCTACATTATTTCTAATATAAGATCTTTCGTTTGGAGTTAGAACATTTCCAAAGTCTATTTTAGGAATTAAAGAATAACGATATTCTAACTGAAAATGATCTCTTAGATAATCTTTTAGCCATTGTAATTCTTGGCAATATTTAACTTTATAATCGTTATAAGAATAATCTAATTTGTTATTACTAATCCTATCTTTCTTAACGTAAGAATCTAAGATAATATTTTTTATTTTTTTACGATTGATTTCGTAGCCTTTTGGAGTTTTCACATCTCCATGAATTAAATTAATCTCTGACAGCACCACCTTCTGCATAAAATTATTCTGCTGGCGTTATCTCCGTTAGATCCCAGGATTGACCTGATTCATTCCACTTATAATAATGTGTGTTAATTTGTTCCTCAGTTAACTCAGGCGCATCACCTATTGGTGATTGCCATTTAGCAGTTGTAAGATTTTTTACCCAACTAGCATAAGGTTTTGGAGGCCAAAAAATATCATTATCCTCGTCATAAGTATAACCTATGCCGGCATAATTACCTCTAAATGCTTTAGAGTCATCACCAGATGAGTGTTTACCTTCTTTAGTATTATAAGATGTTTGTTTCCAAAGAGGCCAGTTGTGAAGTCTTTCTAAAAACTGAATTCCTACTTGTTCATCTTCAATACCATCAGCATTATGTAAGTCTTTGTTATCCACTGCGTGAACTGCTCCCATTCCT